TTATCATTAATTAATCCTGTAAATGCTAAATGCTCTTGTTCTAAATCCATACATTCTTTGTTATTATCTTTAATAATAAATGATGCGTCTTTTTGAGTAAGCATGTGATTCATTTGAGATTCCATAATCAATCTGCCATGATCTTGTCTGTAAGGAATTATAATTAATCTATTAGTCATTTGTAATCAATTCTGGGTATAACGATAAAACTGTTAAAGGTAAAGGTTGAGTTTGACGTACAAATATAAAACCATCAGTTTCATAGTTACCTCTAAACTCTACTTCTTTATCACCTGTGAATACTGGTATAGCTTGATCCATAGGATTAGCAGAAGATCTAAATGGTATAGCTTCCATATTATTAAGATCTGGACCAACTTCTACACCAACAGATTCATATAATCTAATAGAGATATTAAATATTCTTTTTGTCTTAGCTTGAGATGTACCATTTTGAGAACCAGCATCTAATCTCATTGTTTGTAATAGTGATGTATATTTTAATCCAACTTTAACTTTAGTAGATGATCTTGCTAAAGTAATAGATCCACCAGATACAGTTCTATCTGGATGTGTTGCACCATTTGCAAGAACAGATACAGTTTGTCCCTCAAGATGATCTAATCCAGAAATAGTAGTAGTTGCAGATCCAGAGTAAGCAAGTTGTGAATCTAAGAAATTAAAGTTTGAATTATCTGTTTGATCAAAATCAAATTGATTAATGTATTCAACATAACGTCTTGTTACACCATTAATTGTTCTTTTGATAACAACCCATGTTTGATATTCTTTATCATCTGTAGGAATAGTAGCTATGGATTCGCATACAGCAATACCAGTTCCAAATGCACCACCAAATATATGTTGATGCCAAGCAACAACTTGTTGTTCTCTTTGATAAGTTAAACAAACTAATCTACCATCTGATCTAACACACCAAATAAGTTGATTAGGTTCTTGTTGATAAGACATAGAATTAATTCCAGATTCTGAAATATGTTCAGCAAGAATAGTCATGTCAGGTGCCACATAACCATCAACGTCAAAGTTATAAGCAAGTTCTCTAATCTTTCTTTTAGCACGTTGTAAAAATAAAGTTACGTTACCTACTGGTATAGCATCTATATTTGCACAACCATGATTAGATTGTTTTTTAATTAATATGTTTGTTGGAGTTACAGGATCATCTGTACCACCACCTGATACTGAAAACTCACCACCTACTGTGCCAACGATTAGTGTTCGTGTTGCAGATAAAAATCTAATTGCATTAACTTGGTTAGAAGCAATGGTATAAGTAATTGCATCATCGTCTGCTACTGTACCATGATAATTTTCATCAAAGTTTTCATAATCACCTGATTTAGAAAAATATAATGTTTGAGGATTTTCTGTTGTACCTGCAAATACTAATCTTTGTTCAAAGAAAGATACGCACGAAGGATAACCTGTTGTTGTACTCCAAGCTCCTAATGCCCAGTCGGTTGTCGCAGAAGTTGTAGATAATGTTTCAATAACATCTGCCACTACAACAAGTGTGCTAGATACTGTTATTATTTTTGCTAAACCTTTTCCTGTTCCTAAATGAATTAATCTACCAGCATCTGTTGTTTTAAATCCTTCATCACCATTAATACCAATAACATCTGATGCTGTAATTGTAATACCATTACCAGTTGTAGCTGATGCAGTTAATGTTGTAAGTTCAATATTGTGATCTTGTAGTGGACCAGCTGTAAATTGAACATCATCTAATTCCCAATTTGTATGACCAGTTCTTGATAATTTATGAACGTGATATTTAGGATGACAAATGTACATAACATCTGCTGATTGTGCAAATTTTAAATCAGCTAGATCTGCTGTTTCAAATGGCGTTGTTAAAGTATAAACTCTATTAAATACTCCACCTGATGTGTAAGTTGTATAAGAAGTTGTATTAACATTATTTCCATCAATATCTTGTAATTCAAATGTAGTTAAAGTTTTATTTGCAACTTTAAATCTTTTACCATTTACTTGTGTCATTCCACCAACACCAGATATTACAACTGTATCTCCATTATTAACTGATGTTGTTAATCCTTTAACAACAATAGTTGCTGAATGAGGATTATCTAATGTACCAGTTGTAGTAAAAGCTCCTGGATTTTCTGTATCAGAATTAACCTCTCTAGTTGCTGTTGCAAGTCTTACATGAGTTGTTGATCCACTTGATGTATTTCCAATAGTTACTAAATTACTATAATTAGTTGGTGCTGCCGTAAAAGCATTATTAGATTGTCTTGTTGTACATGCTGCAATAAATAAATTTTTAGTTGAACTCCAAGATGTTGTTAATGATGGTGGATCATTTACGTTAGTAGCTGCAAAAGATGCTTCTGGTAATCCTTCATAATTAGATATTCTATAAGTAATTGCAGAAACGTGAGATGATGTTACTGTAACATTTATATGACCATCTTCTGTTCCATTAGAAATTTTATAATAAATATAAGATGATCCAGTAGATGATCTTGATGCAAGTAAAGTCCAGCCAGTAGGAGTTGTTGCAGTATCAGTTGAACCTAATTTAACAACCATAATTAATAAATCACCTGTAATAATATTAATTGGCATAGTTACTGGAGCTGTAGTTACAGCAGATCCTCCTGATGTATAAACTGCTGTTTCTTGTACTATTGGATAAGATGATGTTGAGAATGATCCTGTTACAACACCAGGATTAGCTTTTGTAATTCCTGATATAGTTAAATTGCTTTCTAATATTGAACCACTGTCTTTATAAAATCTTATATATTCATTTCCAAATTCTAAAATATAAGTTTGTGTTGTTGAAAATTCAAAAGGTATTAATCTTGTAAATGCTGATGATGTTTTAACCTCTGCTACAAATGATGTACCTGGTCTTCTTGCTGCAGATCCATGAGGATAAACAACCATGTTTTGTAAAGTCTTACAACCAGATGCGTATTTAGTTAAATCATTTCTACCATCTAAACGTGGTGATAATTCTCCGCCTGTAAAGTTTGTTAATTGAACAGCAACTCTAGCCATGGTTTTTAAAACCTAGAGTTGATAAACGTATTTGAATCTACTACAGATGCCATACCCATTTCTTGATCTGTATTGTATCCTTCTGTTGAATCTACGAATCTAGCATCTTTTAATTTTTCTTGATACAATGAATACATTTGTGTAGCCACTGGATTAGATGAAGTTACTGCATAAGCAATATCAGCAGCTAACGCAGCACTTAAAACTTCTCTTAGTAATTGATCGTATTCGTTAGGATCTTCAACTCTTGATATATATAATATTTTCATAGAAGTAGAATGAGATAAAATTTTTCTTCCCTCTACAACGTGATCAGATTCGTAATCTAAAATTTTAATTAATCTTAAACAGTCTGATGGTAATGTAAATTGTTTTGTAAATCCCCAAGCTGGTGTTTCTGTATCAGCTGGTAATTGAACTCGTTTTAATAAACAGTTCCAAGGATGATGTCTAAATACTGCATCTCTTACATTCAAATATCTAGCATTGCAAAGTCTTGCATTTTTAGAATCTTCTGTAAGTGTTAAGATTGTAGATGCACCTAATTGATTTAAAGCTCCATTACAAATTTCTACTACTGATGCCATATTAATCTTTCTTTACTACAATATTGTATTTTTGCCAAATCTCTTCTTGAGATAAACCTGTTTCATCTTCTTTTTGTTTTCTTCTGCTATCAATTTTATTTTGTTTAATAACTTCAACTAAAGCGTAACGATATACATCACTAGAATTACCCCATTGAAAATGTAATAAAACTCTAGGTTTTGGATATGCAAACAAACATATTGGATCAAAATCACTTAGTGTCATTTTTAATAATGTACTTTCTTCTTAATTGTCTAGGTTTTACTGCTGCAAAGATCTCAGCTTCTGTAAGTTCTAAGTCTTTATCAAAACCATGATGTGCAGTTGATGTATGTTTAAATCTATCAACTAGAACATAGCGATAGATATAATCTTTATTTTGTAAATGTAAAATGGTTTTTACTTCGTTGATTTTTTTCATGAATGAATAGTGGGGATTTTACTCCCCACTATTTAAAGTAGTATTAATCTACTACGTATCTGATAGCAATTTGAACTACTCCTGAAGCAGTACCACCAGCTAAAGTAGCTGTAATTGGTAAACCATCTTCATTAGCGTTCACTACTGAACCTGCACCTAATGCAATCGTTGCAAAGGCATCTGTTCTAGCAGCAGATGATGTAGATGTTGCAGCTAAGTAAGCAGCAGCTGAAGCCGCAACTACTGTTCCTGCAGCATTTTTATAAGCAGCATTTCCAACTGATAAAGTTGTAGATGCACCTAATGCAGCGTTAGTTAAATAACCATCAATGATTCTTGCACCATTTGGTAAATTTACTAACTCTATTACGTCACCGATAGCTGCAGATGCTAATGTAATATCAGCAAATGCAATTCTTACTCTTCCTACTAGATCAATAGTATCAATCTTTTCAGAAGGTACGTTTTGCGACCATTTAGTTTTTTGGTTTGAGTATAATGTAGCCATTATATTTTCTCCTATTTAGTTAGTTATTATTCGTCGCAAGCAATTTCGACAACTTTTTCTTCTTCCATACGAGTAGCACCAATGCTCATAGCGTAGTAAACTTGAGTGCTGTATGATTTGTCAGCTCTCTCGTCAATTCTAGCTATAACATCTTGACCAACCGCTAATTTGATAGCGTCTGATGTGAATGCGTATGCAAGTCTGTCGTCTGTGTTTGTTGCGTCAAACTTTAGTCTATTAGACACGATGAACTTAAATCCTAGGAACGAATCTAATTGTCCCTGAGCTAGAGCTTTAACAGTGTTAAAGTCAGAAGATTTAACTTCAGTTGTGTTTAATAAATCGCTAATTTGTTTTGGA